ATCGTCAGGATCATTGTCAGTAGATAGATAATTATAACTTCTCGGAGCATTTTGCTTTATCAACACTTCTCTCCACAAATCATCAAAAGAGCTTGGGTCAGCTGGAAATTGTGGGAATGGTGAAAGCATATAGCGTAAAGCATCCGGCAAGTGGTTGTTCTTATCTTGTGGAACTTCACTTTGATTGGAATCGTCACCAGTTTCACGAGCTTTGTATTTATATTTTGATAAGGCTTCATAAGTCTTTCTACAAGTTTTAAAGATTTTAAGCCTTCCATATTTAGCATAGTTGTAAAGCTTTTGAATCGTAGGAGCAATTGAATCTGCTCCACAGTTTTGAGCAGGAACAAAGATTATGCCTTTTTCACGATAAGCGTCAAACCAGGACTGTCCAGAGACTTGGTCCCTATTACGTCCTCTAGGATCTGCTGAATGTGGGAAAGCCAACATTCCCGGATGGAAATCGTCTGCTTCTTTGATCTTATTAACAATATAATCTAACGGTTTATCATCCAAGGTTTCTTCTACCTCGTGATACACATATATGATTTTCTTAATAGGATCAAGTGCGGCCACAACGTGTGCGGTTGGGTCACGACGTCCAAAGTCTGTTCCCGTAATACGTTTCCAATGTTCTGGAATTGGGAAAGGATCACAGAACCAGTCTACAAAGTTTGGATAAACAAGACCTTCAGTATATTTGAAGGACCCTTTTAAATATCTATTGACCCACCACTCTTCCTTGTTCTTTGCAAGGTTACGTTCGTAGTCTGGAGGTAGATAGATGTTTGCAGATGTTGCTGAAATATGAGTAGAGATAGCAGGATCTCGCTTGGCAGCAGAGACTGTATATCTATCTTTCACATCACCGTGGTAGTAAATCTTATCTGAGCACATTAACCAGTTATAGTTAAGCCATCCGACGTCCGGGTTAGATGAGAGGAGCATTTTTAAACGGTTCTTACCTTTAAAGAATGCCACCTTATTTCTAAGACGGGCTGCGATGTAGGCTACGATTGCGTAGTCTACCTCAGAAGCTTCTTCTACCCAAATGATGGAAAGGTTAGCAGATCTGATTTTACCTTCTTTATCTAAAGCTTTGGCAGAAATCCTGGAACCGTTTATCAACTGTAAGTACCAGTTAACCTTATCCTGGTTAGATCTCGCCACCAATGCTTTTGGAAGATTGTCACAAATAAACTTAAGACAAGTATCACTAACTTGACCCCACGTAGACGCACCTACAAGTCCCGCAGAGTTTGGGATTTGAAGTACGGTGGCGAGAAATTCCATGCCACAAGTGTATGTTTTAGCAGATCCGAATCCACCAGCGTACAGCTTTTTCTCATGGTCATCATGATGGAATGCCGCTTGATGAGGCATTGGTTTGTACGTACAAATGTATGCGTTACATACCGGACAGTATACAAAGAACTCGCATGGCGTGCCATTAAAGGATTCACACTCCTCAAGTTCGCCGTAATGACAGTGTGGACACGTCATTCCAGGCTCTAGTTCATAGATATTTGACGTATTTCGTCCAAAAGCCGTGGAATGGTGCTGGTCCACATGTTCCACGTGTAAAGGAAACTCAACATTTTCAGGATTCTCAAACTTTTGAGCAGCCTCTTGAGTTAATTTATCTAAATTTGCTAATAAACTATCGTTTTTCTTCATAAGTTTTCTTACTCTTTTGGATTTTGTACAAAATAAATGTTAATACACCTAATAAAATTATGCCAGTCACTAAAATGACCCAGCCCCACCAGAATTTTGTGAGATATCCCCATCCCCAGACACTACAAGCCACGTCGACTGCTCGTGTAAATAGGGCACAAACGGCTACGAATATGAAATTCATTCTAGAAACACCAGCTAAAGTAGTGATAATGTCATCTGGGAGAGGAAGTAGCATGCCTAAAGGGTAGAAAAACCACCCTTTTTTAAGAAAATTAGAGCATTTTTCAGTCTTTTCTTTATCTCCAAGGATCCAATCAAGGAGTTTGGCTCCACCAAATCGGCCTATAAGATACAAAAGTAGAGTAGCGACCCAGATTGAGATCCAGCTGGTTAAGAATACTTTCCATAATTCATTTACTGGGAATATAACAGCCAATGGGACCGTTATAATTTGGTTAGATACTGGAATAAATATGACCTGGAACACTTGTAATGCCCCGACAATTAACCAAAATGTAAAAGAGTCTCCTAATTTGTCACGTAATGTTAAAAATTCTTCTGTAGATGTAAAGCCACACGCCCTTAAAATGAAGTATGCTCCGACCGCAATACTTGCAAGGACGGCTACAACTATAAGAGTTTTTAAAATTTCCTTTTTGTGCTTCTTAAGAAACTCTTTCATGGCCCCTCGCCACCTTTTTAATTTATGTCTTTAATGTCAGGATCTAAGAGACCTAGACGTTTATTTAATATTAAGTCTGCAGATTCTTCTGTAAGGCCGACCTCTTTAGTAAGGATGTCCCTACAAAGTAAGTAAGCTTCCATACGATTATCGTTGGTTGCCTTCTTATCTTCTTCAGTTTCCGGACGCCCTAAAGTGGAATCGACGACTTTTTTAAACTCTTTATGAGGTTTGGAACGTTTGTAGTGCGTATCTGCAGGAACAATCTTATTTAAGAAGATCCCGAACACTCTGTTCCAATGATCAAATACTTTTTCTTTCTTATTCACTTTAAGTAATCCGACAGTATATGTTTCAATAACTGCCATGATAAGTGAAGTAAATTCCTCAGTTGTGAAGACTCCGCCGTGGAAGTCTACTTTGACTTTTGTGTCATCACCGTTTCTGAGTGCAACACGGATGACTTTTTCATTTTGCTTGCTCATATTGTAGGGTTTCCTTTCTAATTTCCTCTTTATAATGTGCCCGTACCTTGGATCTTAAAATATCCTTATCGGAACGTATCTGATTACGTTTGGCATGTTTACAGTAATAGCGTTTTGCAAACTTGTCCATAGGGTACATTTTCTTATAGGAATTGTTTTTCATACGAGTATTGTAGCATTATCTTTTCAAAAATAAAAGACAGTCTTCTAACTGCCTGGTGTTCCTGCCGGAGCATTTCTTCCCCACACCGATTAAGGTGCTCCGGACCTGTGGTCTATACATATTATAAAATAAAAAGAACTCTCCGTCCAGAGAGTTTTCGCATACGTTCATCTTTATACGGGTCGCTATTATTCCCGAACTTATTGGAGCTCTTGTCTTGCTAGTGTCGTCTTATCCACGTCACTTGATGAGAATGAGGCGGTGCGGATTGGTTACGCATTGAACTTTTGCTAGGGCATTTTCCTAAGAGAATCACTCGAAGATTAAGTCCACTTTACTATAGTAGCCCTGGCGAACTATAGGTATTATAACACGTTGACATACAGTGTCAAGAACCTTTAAGGTGTGTCAATACCTATGCTATATAGTTCTTATATAGCCATTGTAGCTTTTCAAGCCCTAGCCCCTTTCTTAGACCCCTATGGAGATTTTATGAAATCTTCAATAGGTTTCTAATTTATAGAAAGGAGCTTTAGAACATGAAAGCTACATTAACAGGTTTTGGTGCTTTTAAGAAAAACACCGATTACAAGGTTGTGTATACCGCAACCGTTTCAGTTGACGACTTCACCGGAGTTGAAGTATCAACTAAAAAGGCATTTGTTGTTGCCAATAAAGGTTTATGGTTAAAACCATTTATCGGCAAGCAAGTCGAGTTAGACTTAGTAAAAAGTCCAACTCTCAAATGCGACGTCGTCGTTGCTATTAAGGAGGTTAAGTAGTATGAAGCTTGCAATCGTTTCAGCCTTTAAGGCTTACACAAAACAAGTTAAAGAGAACTACAAAGAGTTCATTACAAAGCAATACAACAAGTTGTATCCGCAAAAACCAACTTCAAAGAAGTAAGTTTTTAGGCACACGCTCACACGTGTGTCTTTTTTAATGAACTAGTTTTCGTATTTTTGTTAAAAATACTCAGTGAATAATGATATTCACGCACGTGTAGAATATATTATTCAATTTTTGTTAGTTAATGCATTCTATCACAAGGTATTTGACACATTACGTCAATTTTACGAATTGTCTTAATATGTTGTAATTATACATTAAGACTTCCAAAAGAAACTTACAAAGAAAAGGTTTCAAAAAGGTTTAGTCGTGATACTCAGCGATTTGAAATGTCTTTCTACAAAGAGGACACTCTTTGTCAGAAAAACTTTAAATCTCTAGTCTCAAAACCTCAGTTAAATATTGAATTTTTCCCAGCACCTACAAAAGGGAAAAATTTACCAATATTTAAAGTCTCTACGATCAGTATAGATACGTTCATAGCAACCGCTAACCAAATCCCGCTAATCGCTAAGATTTAGTAGCTAATCCATGAACTAGATAATAGTGAGTCGAGAAAACCTCAGTGCGAAAACGCTATTTAAGAAGTCGCAATTATGCCCGAAACGAGCCCGTATCCGGGAGCATTTCCCGCCTAATTGCTTAAATACATACGTAGTATAAGGTTTTTCAAACAGTCATTTGACACTATGCGTCAAATTCAGACAATCTCACCCTAAATTGTTATTTTGTGAAATAATCAATTTAAATGTAAGTTGATTGTTTCATAGAAATATAGTTTCCAAGTTTTAATTTTTATGGACTTGTGAAACTTAAATTAAAACTTTGAAAGAAAGGAAGTAAAAATTATGAAAAACGAAGTTTTAAAATCAGAAGAAACAGCAATTTTAAATAATTGCAAAGTTGTTGACAAAGTCAACGTAGTCGATTTACTCAGTTTAGCTAAAACAAACGCTAAAAGAGGAAGAAAGTCATTTGAAGAAATGACTGAAGATGAACATTACGAAGAATATCTTCGTAAATGTGAAAGACAAGGCCATCCAGCATTAAGTAAAAATATGTGGAGTTGGTTCAATCTATTGTATGATTGGGAAGAGTTGCTTACAACTGAAGATATTGAAGCAAATGACCCAAGAACTTGGAAGGAATCTAAAGCTTCTAAATTAGGCTACATCGGAGATGAGCTTGATTATGAAGCGATTGATAGTCTTTACAAAGTTATATTTAAGGCGTTGCAAAAGCGTTTAGTAATTATATTAAACTTAGAAAGTGTTCCAAGTTTAATAAATACAGCTTACAAATGTCGCTACGGTGGTTGCGATTGTAAGAATGTCAATGCCGCATTAAATGCGAAATTATCAGATATTAGAAAACTTTTAAATGATAAAGAAGTTTCCGAGTGGTTGAAAGCAGGGAACACCGATATGTTGTTCTATGGAGACCCTAACGGAGTTAATAGCTATATTGAGACCTATCAAAAAGTTATTAGACAACTAACAGACATTAGAGGCGAAAGCTTAGAATATGTTAGACCTATAATTCATAATGAATTAGATATTTTTGAAGATGAAATTATATCTAATGATATTCCAGATTGTGAAAGTTATTTCGAGTCTGGCGATTCAGATGATTTAGATGACATTTTTGAAGAAAATTTAGATTAATTAAATAAAAGGTATGGTTTTATAGACCATATCTTTTATTTTTACTATAATTTTTGTAATTCCAAAAATAAAAGAAAGGAGAACGAAGTTATGGGAGTCTTAAAAGTGTTAGGCATCGCTGTAGGTATAGGCGTTGCTATAGGCGTTGGCATCGGAGTTGTTTTTACAGTCCGTGATGCTAAGACTAAACATAAGCTCAATAAGGCTGCTAAGTCATTAACTAAAAATAAAGCAGTCGCAGAGCAACCTGCTTAGTTGACGAAAATTGTCAAACTTTCTTACGTGCGTGAGAAAGTTTTTCTCATACATATATGCATATTTAAAAAAGCTTCCTTTCTAGTGTATATGTATGAGAAAAGCTTCTATACATACATAATATATAATAAGTCTATTATATATGTATTAAAAATACAGGTTTTCAACTATAGGTTTTTGACAAAAATCGTAAAAGTTTTAAGAAATACAGAAATAGAAGTTCTAGCAAATCAAAAAATTTTTTATTCTTTGGTTTGTGAAATTAAATAAAAAATTATTTTTTGTTTAGTTTAATCTTTTTAAAGTCCATAAGGAGGAAAAGTTAAAATGGAAAAGAAAAGAGTTTCATTAAGTGTTGTGATTACATCAGTCACAAGCCCAGCAGCAATTGCTAAAATTGCAGAGGATCACAGTATCAATCCTCAAGAAGTATTCGTTCGTGTAGGTTTTACTTACAATGGTGAAGAATACTCATCCAGCAACAAGCTTAGATTTTTTGGTGAAGAAGGCTATAATAAGCTTTTAGCAGCAAAGCAATCAGGCGAAGCCGTTAACATTGCTTTAACAGCAAATGATAAAGGAACGTTAATGTATCTTGAGTCAACTGAAAAAGTTGAAGTTTCAGAACTCTTTAAGACACCAGTCGAAAAAGAAGATAAACGTAGAGACGTTTCTGAATTATTCTAGTCTTATAAGATAGGTGTGGAGCCCGTGCCTAGGCAGTTCTCAGAATGCCGAAGTAAACAAAAGTTTACAGGGCTTTTCCAAATATAGAAAGTGAGGCATTTGTTATGCGTAAAAGTATTAAAGAACATCCAGACCAAATGCATTTTGTAGAAGTGCCATTTCATTGTCCTATGTGTGGTAAGGATCATAGTATTTTAATGTTTGAAACAGACTACTATGATTATCTGAAGAAACGTAAAAGTGGTATGTTAATTCAAGAGTGCTTACCTAAAGACATGGACAAAGTTAATCGTGAAAAATTCATCACAGGTTATTGTGATGATTGTCAAAAGTTGATTTTTGGAGATTAGGAGACAGATTATGGCAGAAAAATTTATTATTAAGTTTGTTAATCCTAAAACTCATGAATATTTAAAAGAATTAACACCTTTAGTGTGGACCGCCAACGACGCTGAAGGTTTAGCAAAAGATTTTGAAGTTGGTAAAGTTGACTTTACATTAGTAAAAACAAACATTATTAATATCATAGAACATTGTTTAATGAATTCAGGAACATTGTTAACAATTTATGCTTTTGATGAATTTAATGTTGATATTTACTCTATAAATCTATCAAAAACACCTACAGGAATAATGGTTACAGGAGCTATAAATCCTGCAGCCACCATTTCAAAAGAAATGTTAGAAGACCTTAGATTCATTACAGAACAAGTTACTAATGAAATTACAGATGTGTATTTACGTGCTATGTCTAGCATGACTATGACTAAAGCAGTTGAAGATATGAAAGACGCATTAGGAATGTCTAAACCTAGCATATCTTCTAGTGATGATGAATCAACTTTATGTGAAAAAATCTCTAAAGAGACTAAAGCAGAAGTTGTGAAGCCTAAAGAAACTTTAGCAGATTATCAATGTAATGCTATCTTAAAAGAAGAACTTGAAGAAATCAAAGATTTCTTTGAAAATAGGAATACATATAAAGATGCAGGTGTAGAATTGCCTAAAGGCATTCTATTAAAAGGGCCACCAGGCACAGGTAAAACATATGCAGCCCGTTGTATTGCAGGCAGTGTAGATTGTTATTTTATGGTTTGCACAGCATCAGCATTACAAGGAATGTATATTGGATCAGGTGCTGAAAACATTCGTAATGTTTTCAAAGGTGCTAAATTATTAGCTGAAAAGTCTAAGAAAGGCGTTATTGTCTTTATAGACGAATTAGATAGTTTTGGTAGTCGTGATAGCCACAGCGGCGGAGCCGGTGGTGAAGAAGATAGAACTATTAACCAACTCTTAGCAGAGATGTCAGGCTTTGAAGATGAAACTGATATTATGGTTTTAGCAGCAACAAACTATCCAGAAAGATTAGATGATGCTTTACAAAGATCAGGTAGGTTTGGTAGACAAATCACTATCACATATCCTGATGACACAGAGCGTCAACAAATTGTTCAACAATATTTTAGTAAATTAAAACTTCCATTAATCGGTTGCGATTATCATGTGATTGCAGATTTAACTAAAGGTATGACACCGGCAGATATTAAAGAAATTGCAAATGAGTCCGGTATCTTAACTATTAGACAAAAGAAAACTGATATTTCATTAGATGTAATTAATGAAGCAGTTAATAAAACAATCACTAAAGATACTCGCCACCCAGATAAGGCTGAAATGTTAGATTTAGTTACAGCCCATGAATGTGGACATGTTTTAGCTGAAGTATTGTATAAACAATCAGTGCCTATTAAGGTAACTAACTATGCTTATGGTGATGCAGGTGGTTTTACACAACCAGCAGACCACTTATCAGGTTTAATTAAACAAGATAAGTATTTAGCAGAAGTTAAATCATTACTTGCAGGAAGAGCCGCTGAAGAAGTTATCCACGGATACATTACAAGCGGTGCAAGTAATGACCTTAAAAAGGCAAAAATACTTCTCAAAAATTATTATGAAATATATAATTTTGAAAAGTATGAATCAGAAAAAATCAATCAAATTGTTATTGATAAAGTAGATGAGATCTATAGAGGTGTTGTAGAAGACTTCAAAAAAGATTCTCATTTAAAAGTTCTTAAAGAACTCATTGCACAATTAGCAGCTAAACGTGTTCTTTATTCTTCCGAAATTGCTACACTTACAGGTTCACTTCGTAAGGTAGTATTCTAGAAAGGAGTTATTATGGAAGTAATTATCAACAAAGCAAGTCTTATGTTAGAAACCAGTGGAAACGTTATGGTTTCTATTAAAGATGGAAGTTCTTCATCTTTACAACCTCAAACCTTCTTTGAAGGTGTGACAGGTTTTAATGAAAAATATATTAAACCATTACTTGAGTTAATGGCATCTAAGCATCCTTTCTATAAGTGTATTAAAGTTGAGGGAGATTTGAAGTCTAAAGGTAGTAATACCTCAGCAGTCTTTTTTAATATTATTAATATAAGACAGACAGCATTTCTTTTCTCAACTTTAAAAACACTTGGCATTTCTTTAAATGAATTAAGAATAGGATATACTGAAGAAGATCCAGTAACTCTTTATTTACATTCTAAAATCGTTAGAATGATTAGTTCTTTAGAAGAAGAATCTAAAGTTCAGTTAACTTTATATCTTTATAGTTTAGCTAAATTTTTCAACGCAGTTTATAAAAATAATGCAGATTTTGCGGTGAAATCTATTGCAGGAACAAACGCTATTGAAGTAGATAAGAAACAATTAGAAGGTATCTATACCTCTTATGGAAGTTTAGATGAAAGAACACGAATTGATTGTGAAATTATGAATGATGATGTTACATTCAAATCAGTTTCTTATATTGTTAATGCAACAACTAAACCTGCTAAATCTAGCATGATTTTAACTTCTAGTTGTGATTATGGATATAACTATGTTCAAGACGATAAAGGCGGTTCTCTTATTATTATTAATAAGAGTTTCTCACCTAAAGTCTTTTATAGAATCATAGGAACAAATATCTATACAAATAGCGAATTATCACAATACAATACATTCGATTTTGCAGAATGGTTACCATCTTTAGTATGTAATCTTTTAAACATTGATAAGCCTGAAGAAGGTGCTTATACAATCACTAAGCTTCCAGTAGATAAATTGTTATCCACCAGTTCAAAAGAAATTAGTATTGGTGTGGAAGTTAGCGATTCACGTTTATACGATTTCTTAGAGCTTTATACAAATATTACTGAAAACTATGATATGAAGCTTTATGAAGGCTATTTTAAAGGTGCAAAAATTAGTTCTGCAGCAAATGCAATGTCTTTAAAAGATCAATATGCAGATGACGCATACGCACAACAACTTTATAAACAAGTTATGCCGCACTTTGCAACTTTTGATTTAAAAGATTTGACAGGAATCGTAAAAGGTTTTGCACGTGGTGATGTTTATTCAATGTTGTTTGAAGGTGACGCAGGAACAGGTAAATCTACAGCTGCTAGAGTTATTCCAAGCAGATGTGATATGCCTTTCGTTGCTTTTAACTGTTCTACAAACATTGAAGAAGCAGACATGTTTGGAACTATGATTCCAAATCCTGAAAAGAAAAGTGCTGAAGATCCTGAATTCGTTTGGAAAGATGGGCCAGCAACTAGAGCTATTAGAAATGGCTATACATTAATTATTGAAGAAATTAACTTTGCTAGACCAGGTGTTCTTGGTAAATTAAATTCTTTATTAGATGAATCTAGACAAATGGATTTACCTAATGGAGAAGTTTTAAAAGCACATCCAAACTTTAGATTAATCGCTACTTGTAACATTGCTTATGATGGCACAAATAGAATGAATAAAGCTTTAATTGATAGATTTGAAATTTGTAAAAAGTTTGAAGATCTAGAACAAAAAGAAGCTACAGCTATCATTAAAGCAAGAACAGGTTATACAGATGATACAAAAATCAGTATGATTTTTAATGTCTATAATGCAATTAAAAAGTATTCTAATGAACAAAATTTAGGATTAATTGTTTCGCTTAGACGTTTGTTAGTAATATTTACTGTAGGTAAATATTACAAGAATGCAAGAGAAGCAGTCAATTCATTAATTTTAAATCAAGCATTCTTAGAAGAACCAGAACATCTTAAGTATTTTAAAGATACTGTTTTATCAGCATTTGATTTATCGTTTAAAATTTAGGAGGTGCTGTTTATGGCAACCTATATTGAAAAGATTGCTAAAGATTCGGATTTACAATCTGAATTTTTAAGAGCAAAAATTACAGCAAATCCTTTTGACTATAAAGTTTCTAATAGGATTTTCTTCATATCATCACATTCAGATTTCCGTAAATATAATATTTATATGAAATCTGATACAACTGAACAAGTTTTAATAGATTTATTAAAATGTAAAACAAGTGTTGAATATTTGAAAGCAAATTCGATGTTAAAACTTGTTAGAGTCAGTAATGATCAATGTTCAGAGTTTGAAAGTAAAAATCTTTCAGACGATTTCTTTGTAAATGATGGTATTTTCTCTATGTATAATAATTTAATTGCTAGAGACGATATTATCGCATCAGCAATTACACCGTTAGACTATGTTAAAACTTTATCTATGTTTAGAACTGAAAAAATCTTAGAAGGATTAGAAACTTGGTTTATTAAATGTGTAGATAAAGGCAGTTTAATTCCACATTTATTGTATCTAAATACTGAATTTAATATGTATTCTTTAGATGATATTGATAATTTAAAGTTTACTAAAGACATGTTAGATCGAGGTGAACGTCCGTTAATTGATATTAGAAATGACGATGCAACACCAGGAGACAATTCATTACTTTGTAGATACTGTATTCCAGGAGATCATTGTGGTTACCCTGCAGCTGAAGGATATTATACTGATCCTTATTATAATAATATCCAACGCATGTCTATAGGTTTAACTACAGGTTATTTAATGGAAATGCTTTATCAATTAAAAGACATTGCAATTAAATATCCAGCATTAATTGAACAATTGCAATATAATGCAGACAATGAATTTTGTAAATTTTTCTATACAGTAATTGGAGATTCATTAGAAATAAATCCTAAATTAGAATCTTGTTTTAGTAAAGATAATACTACAAGATTTGATAATTTTAGAACTTATTACAATGAAGTTCTAATGAATATATCATCCAAACTCAGTCTTAATGAGTTTTATGATAATTATTTTAAATTACCAAAATTACTTGGATTCATGGCAGCATCTATGCAACAGTATGCTTATCAACAATTAAGAATTAAACACCTTATGTTATTTTACACAGAGTGTAAAAATAAAGGTGTTGATTTGAAAGATGCGTTTAGACGTGAAATCAGTGATGATGAACTTGGGCTTCCAGGTATGCCAACATCAGGAGGTTCTGAAGATCCTTCTAATGAACTTTTAGATCTTGGAATGGAAGACTATAGTAGTGATTTAGAAAACCACGATGACGATGTTTTAAATACACCAGCGAAGAAGTATAAGGCAGATCCTGTTTTAGACGCTGTAGATACCTTAAAACGTGATTTACACGATAGTAAATATAAGTTTGAAGTCAACTATATTAAAAGTTCACCGGAACAACAAGAAGCTTATAATAAAGTTGCTGAAAATATTAAAATGTTATCAGTAAATCTATCTAAACAAATTAAGGAAATCAAAGTTTATAACACAGGCGGCAAATGTAATGGACAGTCTCGTGGTAAACTTGATAAAAAGAATTTATGGAAATACCGTACAGACCATAACATATTTTATAATAATAATTATAAAATAAAAGAAATGGATTTAGCATTTGGAATCGTCTTAGACGAATCAGGATCTATGTCAGGTGACGGTATTAAAAACGGTCGTGTAGTTATGATTTTACTACACGAAGTTTTAACCTCTTTAGGCATCAATCATAGTATTATTGGACACACCTCTCATGGTGAACATAACACTATTATTAATAAGTATTATCAATTTAAAGAAGAAGCTTATCACACGTTACAGAAACCATATGCTTTAGCAAAAATTAATTCTAAATCAGGTAACTGTGATAGCGGAGCACTTTATTATATGCAAAGTGTAATGAAGTCCGTGCAAAACAAAGATAAAATTGTTATAATATTTAGCGATGGTGAACCTACCGAATGTTCTGATTCAGAACTTAAAGAACAGGTTCGTGATATGGAAAAGTCTGGTATCCATGTCATCGGTGTTGGAATCGATTTCGATTGTATTAAAGAGTATTATCCAGACCATGCAAACGGTAGAAATCTAAAAGAAATGATTGATATCGTAGTTAGTATCTTAAAACGTTATGTTTTAGAGAAGAAAGATTGAGGATTAATATGAATTTAGATGAGAAAGATAGACTTTTTGAAATTTTATTATACCTTTACTTTACTAATTTTTCTGAAAAAACAACCGCTAAAGCGGAGTTTTGGAACACTATAAACTCACTTTGCACAATGTTTGGAATCAGTAGTACAGCTATTGCTAGATCTATTAGAATTTTAATGGCGTCAGAAAACATTCCTCAAGATGACGAAACCTATTATTTATTAGATAAATTAGGCCTAACAGTTCGTCCAATTCGTAAAATTTCAGGTATTTATTGGCAAAAACAAAAAGCTTTTGCAGAAACTTTTAAAACAACACCGCCAACAATACACAGACGTATTGTTGATGTTGTATTAAAAAAGAATGTAAGAGATTTTATTTTAGCCATTTATCAATTTACAGGCATTTTTAGCTATGTAGATATGAAATTTATAGAGGAGCTTTAATATGGATTTTGCAACTTGTTTAAAAACACATACAGCTCCCTTGGATGATTTGGAAAGATTGGCCAAAGCATACAGAATGACAGGAATCACAATTATTGAAGAACCTTCGTTAGGGTTAGGATTTAAAGATCCTTTGAACCCTACACTAGGCTTTTATAAGATACGATGTGATTTTCCTACAGATTCTAAAATGATATGTGTTAGACCTGAAATGTCTCTTACAGTTGTTTTACAATTGTTAGAACAAGTATCTGATGAATATTATAAACATGGACCATTAGGTTCTAAAACAATTGCAATAAGTAGAGCATATCCATCAGTAGATGCAGCACTATCTGCAATTGATATAGGACCTGTAGCCTATAAACGAGATATTGATTTTGATATATTAGACGTTTTTACGAAACTTTTTGCCTTTTCAAAAACGTCTTGGAAAGTCTATTATCAGAATCCAAAAACTATTGTTATAGAATCTGAACGAGGTAAGTTTAGATTTGATATAGATCGTTTTATAGACGTGTTAATAGGTTTAAACGTATTTGAAGCAATGGAGTAAAAAATTATGACAACATTTGAAGATTTATTTAGTTCTAAAAAATTTAAAGATCGTGAAGAACAAGAATTATTTGAACAAATGTTCAAAAATTACGTGTCAGATCTTCCAGCTAATTTTTATGAAAATCAATTTAAGTTAGCTGAAAAATATCCTACAGCAGACTATGAAGCTTGGGCATCATTTTTACAACATCCAGCTTTTGATACTTGGAAAAGTAAACAAATTAACATTATTGCTAATACTGAAACTGATAAAGCATTAGCAGGCGGCGGTTTAAAAGACAAAGAATCTTTAAACTTACTTAAAGCTAGACAAGATGTTATTGAAAATTCTAACTCTAATTCCAAACCTGTAATTATTGTTATGCCTACTGATTTATTTTTTAAGGAGGAAGACAAATGATAAAAGATGCCGGAACTACTCTTTTAGCCACATATTTACAGGCTAAGAAAAATTGGGATAATTGTTATGAAATTATCCAAAGCAAAGAAGAACCACTTCCTAAATATATGCGACTTGCTACTGTGAAGCGTAAAGAGTATTGTGTATTATTAGATAAAAATTTTCCAGAACGTTTAAGTAAATGTTATAGACCAACATTTGCATTTAAATATCGTGGAGATTTAGATTCGTTAACAGATAAACATACTTTAGTTTTAAATCCTAAAGGATTTAAATTAAAGAAGCATCAATATTGTTATATTGAAAGTATTCCTACAGCTACAGACGGAAAATTTGAACTTAAATTTTCAGATTCAGATGTAGTTATTACAGTTGTTAATATGGAAGAAGCAGTAAAAGTAGCAGCAGCATATAGTAATTCTGTTTTAGTAGATAAAACAATTTCAGACGATCATTTAGTTATGATAACAGTATACTTTAAACCTTTTGAAGTATTCGTAAAACCTACAATAAGGCGTAGTAAATCTAATTCTTTAATTAAGATTGGAGCTAACTTATATGATTGTGAAGGTGATTTAGATGAAAATTAATCAAGTTTACATTAAAGCACCTACATTATCCGTATTTCAAAATTATTTATTAAATAATTCTGATATTAAAAAACTTTGTAAAGAATTTGATTTTTATCAAATCAGATTTTACAAAGAAATGTATACGGAAGATAGTGAAGTGGTTTTCGATTATCCAAAAGCTAATATTTATTGGTTTTTAGATTTTAAAAAGTATATTTATGACCACATCTTTACTAAAGAAGGGTGTGCTTATAAAGAAGATTGGGAAAAATTTTTAATTCAACTTAAATATCAAGTAAAGTCAGAGTATGATGAGATCATGTGGAAATTAAACCATTTGGTAACCGCAAAAGATATTGTTTCTAAACAATTAAAGTATTCGTTACGAGATTATCAAGCATTTGATCTTTGTCAATTTCTCATTAAGTATGAGTATTGGGAAAATCGTGGTTTAATTTTATCAGAACAACGAACAGGTAAAACAAGGGTAGCTATTGCAGCCTTTGTAGAACTATTTAGACCAGGCGATTTAAATTTAGTAGTTTGTCCGAAAGCAGCAGCTTTAGGATGGGAATCTGAAGTTAAAAATTTAGAAGATCCTTTAACTATGCCATTTAATGTAACTATAATTAAAAATATGACTAGTTTAAAGAAACTTGAATTAGACTTAGATCGCTATAATGTTCGTATTATTTCTTATGATTTGTTTAAAAAGTTAACAGTATCTCAACTTAGACAGTTAACGTCAAAATGTAAACACATTTTGTTTACTGTAGATGAAGTTCATAGATTACGTAATTTTAAAACAGATCAAAGTGAATCTATTTTTAATTTCAAAAAATTTTGTGAGAAAGATAAAGTAGATTTAGGTGTTCTTGGAATGACCGGAACACCAAGTGTTAAAGAAGACTCTGACGTGTTTGGAACATTATGTTTTATTAATGATTCCAAAATTAATTTCAATCCTTATTGGTATAGTTTTGATAGTTTTAAAGAGTATTTTTATTATTGTGAAGACACGTCTTTCGGTAAGAAAACAAAAGCATTGCGTAGAGAGGCGGAGTTGAATTTTATTAATCAAATTCACAGTGTTCAAACGAAACAAAAATCTCTTGAATTCTTTAAAAACTATACTAAAAAATACCACAAAATAGAGCTTGAAATGGATGAAAAACAACAAGAAATATATAATTCAGTCTATGAAACCATGGAATATGATGAAGATATTGATTGTCAAAACAAACTTGTGCAGCTTGTAAGGCTACAACAAATTTGTATAGATCCGTCGGGCTTGGTGGAAACTTACGACCTTATAAGCCCGAAGCTTAAATACGTTATCAATTTAGCTAAAACTTATAAAGGTAAGTTCCTTGTAGCTTGTAAACAGGTAGTACCTCTTAAACATTTAATGAAATTATTAGATAAAGAAGGTGTTCCTTATGCAAGTTATATTGGAGAATATAATTTAGCTAAACGTAAGGATGAATTAGCTAAATTTAAAACACCAGAATGTAAGTGTATGTTTTTACAGTTAGATGCTGGTAAAGAAGCTTTAACATTACCTGAAGCAAATGCGATAGTATTTTTAAATCGTGATTTTGCACAAGGTTTTAATGAACAAGCTGAAGCACGTATGACGCCAATTGATGGATCTACGTGTACTAAACATGTAGTGGATTTAGTAATGAAAAACACTAAAGAAGAAGAAATATATCAAACTTTAGTTGTTAAAAAGAAATCCATTACAGCAATGAATACCGTTTTTAAATCTAAAAAGGAGGATTAGTATGACGGAATTTGAATTTGAAACAATGGACAGAACCCAGTCAAAACTTTCAGTGGCTATCTATGGACCTTCAGGATCGGGTAAAACTGTTGCAGCACTTAAGATTGCTAAAGGCATTCAAGAGCAACTTTATCCAAAAGAGAAGCTCGAAGATATAGGATTATATATCGACACTGAAAGACGTAGTTCGACAAAGTTGGTAGGTAGAAGTGTAGGTGGCGAGACGCTTCAAGCCCTAGAACTTTATTGTTTTGAACCACCTTTTGATATTTATAAGTTAGCCGAACTTGTAGATTATGCAGTTAATGTCAAACACAAAAAGATTATTGTAATTGACAGTTATACAGCATTCTGGAGTGGTGTTGACGGCATCTTAGATAGAGTTGCTGAACTTGATGTAAGTTTAGGAGCTGCTAAAAAAGCATATGGTGCATGGAGTGAAACAGAAATTGTTAAGAAGAAAAACATTCTTAAGAATCTAATGTCTAACATGAATGCACACATGATTATTTGTTTTAGAGCTAAAACAGATTATGTTCTAGAACCAAACAAATTCGGTAAAATGACACCTCGTGCAATCGGTATTAAAGAAGATATGCAACAAGATGTCAGATATGAATTTGATGCAGTCATTTCTATCGATAAAGACACTCATGAAGCAGAAGTAGTTAAAGATCGTATTGGATTTTTAGAACTACGTGAAACTTCTGAAAACGCCAACTGTCCGTTGTCTATCAAAGATGGTAAAGATTTAGCAAAACTTGCATCTGAAGGAATCTCTTTAGAAGAAGTTGCAAATCGTAAAATGGATACCATGCGTAAATTTATTCTTAATGAAAAAGCACACAGTTCTTCAAAAGTGGGAATGGTTGAAGCTAAATTAGGAATTAAATTTGACGAAAAAACCATTTTAGCAGTTAGTTACGACAATCTACTTAAAATTGTCAAATATTTAAAAGCCTAGGAGGAAAAGAATCATGGCGTATAGTTTTAATGATTTGTGTTCAAACCTCATTCCAGCAGGAAGAGTTAAAGCACAAGTAACTGACATTAAGTTCAAAGTCAGTCCAACAGGAGAAGCATCCAATGACATTGTGGTTAATTACACAATTGCAGAAGGTCCTTCAGCAAAAAGAACATTAGTAGACACCCTTTATGAGAAAGCTGCGAGCTTCCGTTTAAAACCATTCTTAATTGCTTGTAAAATTGACATGAATCGTCAATTTGCAACCAAAGAAGAACTTTATCAATTTGGTTTAAAAGAAGCTAAAGGTAAAATTATTATGATTGACATTGGTGTTAAAACCTATAACGGTAAACAATACAATGAAGTCACAAATTATTACCCACTTCCAGATAGTTCAACTACAGCTGATGAAGCTTTAGAAGAATTTGGTGCTACTGAAGTTAAATCTAAAATCGACGTTAAAGACGATGCACTTCCAGAATCTCTTGGTGGACCAGTTGAAGAGATGCCAACATTAGACATCGAAGACATTGAAGATTCCGATAATCCATTTTAAGAGGTGATACTATGTCACACGAATATGGTTCAGGATTGACTGTATTTGATTTAGTATTTCCAGGTTTGGTAATGGGCGAGAACACTGTTCTCTGCCCATTCCATTCCGAAAAGTCGCCATCACTACAAATCAACACAATAGAAAAGATTTATCATTGCTTTGGTTGTGGTGCACACGGTACAGAAAATGATTTCTGTATGGAATATTATGGTATTGGAAGAGATCAGGTAAGTCAGTTTAAAGATTTATTATTTAGATCTGATAGTCTATTAGACTATGAAAATTTTGCACGTGAAGGTGATATTCAGAAAACTAATTTCACCTATATGGAACTCAAAAATCTTGGTGTTCCAGAAGAATTATTAGATGCGTGTAAAGTTGGTTGCGAAGTTTTCAGTGAAACCGACAAAGATACAGGTATGGTTTCATTTAAACCAAACCTAATCTCAACACGTTTGGTATTCCCAGTTATTGTGAAAGACCGAGTAATTGACCATAGAGCTTATACTATGGAAAAGGGAGTAGTTCCTAAATCTAAATCAGATTCAGGTGTTCCTGCAGGTCTAGTTTTACCTTATCATCTTTGGATAAATGATAATTCAGCAACCGTTATCTGCGAAGGTGAAAAGGATATGTTATTTGCTAGAATGCATGGTTATAACGCCATCTCATTAGGTGGTTGTAATAACATCCCTCACACTTTTTTAGAAAATTTTAAAGATAGAACTGTATATATTGTTTATGACAATGATAATCCAGGTAGGGCCGGAGCTATTAAATTAGCCAATGCTTTATATTCTGTAACAAAAGACATTCATATTGCAGATATTGGAAAATATTGTCCAGAAAACAAAGAAGATATTACAGACTTCTTTATTAAGTATCATTACACTAAAGATGACTTTGAAGAAATGCTTAATAATTCAAAGCCATTTGATACTGCTGCACAAGAAAATTTTATTAAAAGCAGTTATCCTGAAGTTTCACTAAATGAAGCTTCAACAACTTATTTAGGCAAAATTGTTAGAACAAATATTCAAGTCATGGCTACATTTGAAGAACAATATTCCGTTCCAAGTTATGCTATGATATCCAAAATGGATGTTGGTGGTAATAAAGAACGTAACCTTAAAAACAAAGGTGATGTTGAATATTGGTCTTTAACCAAACGTAATTTTGAAGATATTTTAGTTCTAACCGATAATAATTTGAAAGAGCCTCAAATTAAAGAAAATTTAAAACAAATTGTAGGCTGGGGAATGGAAGATGGTGTTAAAATTACTCTTTCAAATCCTAAAACAATTTTTAAAGCTTCAGTTGCAGACTGTACAGAATCTGTATTAGTTAAAGATATTAAACGAACTGAATTCGTTTGTTATACTGATGAAAAACTTGAAGCTGGTAAAAACTATCAAATTATTTATAAAGTTGTCCCACATCCATATAAAGGACAACAACAAGTGCTTATTGTTTTAGAAGTTAAAGAATCAGGAGATGTTGTAACGTCTTTTGAAGTCACACCGGCAGTTGTTGATCAATTAAAACAATTCCAAGGTGTTCCGTTTAAAACTTTAGCAGAAAAGCAAAAAGCATATATCAAATTTAATGTTGATAATAGACTTCTTGAATTTATTGATTTGTGGTATCACACACCAAAAGAATTCAATTTTGGTTTATTTAAAAACATTAAAGGATATTTAGATGGTTTAATTATTACCGAATCTCGTGTAGGCAAATCAACAACATCTCAAGAATTATCAAAAATCTATGGCTTAGGAGCAATTGCATCCCTTGCAGGTAGTGCAGCAACTCCAGCAGGTTTGATTGGAGGTTCTGTGAAAACAGGAACAGCAAGTCAAATTCGTCCAGGTTTAATTCCTAGACAACATAATAAAGCCATTATTTTTGAAGAATTAGCTAAGGCTAAGTATACTTTGATTCCAGAATTAACAGATGTTCGTTCATCTGGTTTAGTTAGAATTAATCGTTCTACAGGTGACTTAACATTGCCTGCTAGTGTTCGTATCTTGTTCTTAACTAATCCAAAAACTACAGAAGAAGGTATAGTTAGACCTATTATTGCTTATCCAAACGGCATTGAAATTGTTAAACCATTAATTCCAGCCGTAGAAGATATTGCACGATTTGATTTTATTTATATTTTAGGCGAAGGTCCTAATGAAATTGATCCACTATGGGCACCTCTTGAAGGTTTCCCAGTAGAAGCTTTACAGACAAGAATCCGTTGGGTATGGTCTAGAAAAGCTGATCAAGTCATTTTAACTGACGAAATTACCAAATATATTGTTAATCAAGCTAAAGAATTAAATAATAAATATCTTTGCAGTGTTAAAATCTTCTCTACAGAAACCTGGAAGAAATTAGCAAGATTATCTATTGCTATTGCAGGATATATGGTATCTACTAATCTTGACTTTACTCAAATTGTTGTAAAGAAAACACATGTAGATATTGCTGTAAAATTGTTAGAAAGTATTTATAATAACAATATCTTTAAGCTTAAAGAATTTGTTGATGAAGAACGTAAAACATTAACATGTACTTTAGGCGATGTTGTCTTTATTAAAGAAAAGATTACACGTTTTCCAGCAATTATGAATTATCTTGAAAATAATAATAACATTGCTAAAAACACCTTGTATACAATTTCAGGTGTGGATCAAACAATCTTTAATACTGTAATTCAAGAATTGTCTCAAAATCATTTGATTACACTTACTAGAGATAAAATTTACTGTAATCCAAAACTTATTATAGGTATTAAAAAAGCAAAAGAGGCACTAGCTTCGGAAGGAGCATAGTATGAAATTGTTAAATAGCCTATTTGGTTATAACTCTTATTTAATTGAATCTAAAGAAGACTGTGAGCAGGCCATTAAGGATGCTCCAGCTTCTATAGGTCTTTTTGCATTTGATACTGAAACAGATACAAAAATAAATATGGCAAAACGAGATGAAGATAACATCAATATCAAACACGATTTACCATTTTTATTACAATTTGGATACAATAAAGTTATCTATTTAGTAGATTTTAGACAATTTAATGATGTCACAGCTATCTTTAGTTGTTTTGATACTTTAGTATCTAGAGCAAAATTAGCATTAGCACAAAATATCAAATTTGATATTAACATGCTAATGAATATTGGATATGCTTGGCACACATCAAATTGTTGTGATTTAATGTCAATTTCAAGACTTTCACTTGAAAGTAAGACTGAACGTGAAGGTGGACTTCCATTAGCGTTGAAACCGCTTGCTAGTAGACTATTAGGAAGTGCTTACGCAATGGCTGGACATGAAGTGGATGATGCGTTATCAACAATATGGAGAGCTAAATTAAAAGATTTAGAACGACTATTAAAACCATATCACATTTCTAGAGCCAAAATTAGTGAAGTTTTAAGTGACGTTTCAGGAACATTGGATGAGTTTTCAGATGATGTTCAACGTATTTGGAATACTTGGAATATTACATCAAGAGTTTCTTATCAAGATGTTGATCCAAATGTTATGCACAAATACGGTGCTACAGATGTTATTTTAGTATTAGAATTAGCTAAAATGCTTTTACCAATTGTAAAAGATAAAGGACAAATTCCAATTCTTAAAAGAGAACAGAAACTAATTATGCCTTTAGTCCGTATGGAACGTACAGGATATGAAGTTGATAAGAAGTATTTAATCAAATGTAAACAAGCACTTATATTTGAAATTAATAGTATTAAAGACATTAATTTTAAAATCTGTGGAGAACACATTAATCCAAACCAACATCAAGCTATTAAAGATATGCTTAAACGTAAATTTGGATATACGTTAGCTTCTACAGATAAAAATCAAATGTCTATTATCATTTCAACAGACAAGACAATGCCTGAAGAGGTAGCAAAATACTTACAAAACGTTATTTATTTAAGAACGTTAGAGAAATGGATGTCTACATACATTAACTCTATGCTTCATAAATTAAATACTGTTGAGGATACAAAGGTTTACACGCAATACAACCCTAATGGAGCCGTTAGTGGACGTTTTACGTCAAATTTCCAACAATTCCCAAAGAATCCAATCGTTTCACGCTTAGGAGACTTTGAACTTTTCCATCCACGTAAAATGTTTGTAGTAGATCCAGCATATCCTGAACTAGCATATATTGATTATTCTCAAGTAGAACTTCGTCTACAAGCAGAATATACATATTATGCGACAGGTGGATTGGGAGATGTAAATATGTTACGTGCTTATATGCCATTTCACTGTTATTCAGTAGATGGTAAATGGTACCATAATGAAGATAAAACTGAATGGCAAGCAGTTGATTTACATACACAATCCACTCAAATTGCATTTCCAGATGTTCCTGTAGATTCACCAGAATTTAAAAAGCTAAGAAGTATTGGTAAACGAGTTAACTTTGCTTTAATTTATGGAGCAAGTTTAAAGAAAGTTCAAGAAACTTTAGCTGATGTAGACCCTGAAATCGTTGCTAAATTGTATAAAGGTTTCCATGCTAGATTTAGACATGTAAAAACCTATAACAATTGGGTAACTGCGGCATGGGTTAAAAATAATGGTTACGTTACAAACTTATTAGGACGTAGGTATTATATTAAAGAATCTAAGGACGTTTATAAACTTAATAATTATCTTATTCAAGGATCTGCTGCAGATATTATTAAGTTAGTTATCATTAGAGTAGATAACTTTTTAAGAACAAACGGTTATAAAACACGTTTACAAGGTTGCATCCACGATGAACTTTGTATTTGTGTAGCTGCAGGAGAACATGATGTTATTTATAAAATTAAAAAGATCATGGAAACTACAGTAAAAACTTATGTACCGTTAGTTGCAGAAATTTCAATTAGCAACACAAACTGGGCTGAAAAGCATGGAGAATAGTTATGAGTATGAAATATCAGAAAAAACTTGATTCTCGTGAAGCTTGGATACGCCGTTTGTGCGGCTATTGGGACAGCAGATCATTTCCAAGATTTATCACTAGAGCTGGTGAAATCTATGAAGTAGACTTTGGTGAAAATGTAGGTACTGAGTTTTCAGGAAGACATTTAGCCATTTGTCTAAAAGACTCTAATCCTTCTGATGAAAAAATGTTAGTTATTCCATTAACTTCTAAGTTTATTGAATATAATATTGCAGAAGAAAATATTATTAAAATTGTTCGTGAAGACGGCACTACAATTCATGCTGGTGTCGCCTTACACGAAGCAAGATGGATTTCTAAATTAAGAATTTTCAGATCTAGTAGAATTCTTGAAGAATCTAAAGAGGTTTTGAATCCGGTGAAAGGATATGTTAAAATATCTAAAACAACAATCAAACGTTGGACTACACTTTAGGATTTAAAACATGTCAGAAACTAAATATATCGTTATCGATCCGTCCGGAAGCTTTAATGAAGGTAAAGGACATACAGGTATTACTTTAATAACAGGAAATGATTGGACATCTTTAGAAGTCAAATCTTTTGATGCTAAGCATTTTAATAATCGTACAGATTATTGGTCAGCAGTTATTAGAACAATAATTGATGAACATCGTAAAGGACCTGTTGAGGTGATTATTGAAAGTTTTCAAATAAGAACTACAGGTTTCATGTTAGGTAAAATGCCTGAAACGATATTATTTATTGGAGCTATTGAGTACGTATGTGAATTAAAGAAAATTAAATACAGTACTCAAGCTCCTACGACAGCAAAATCACGTTTTAAAGATGAGTATTTAGAACACTACATTCCTAATTTTGAACATAGAGATAATGGAAGATATTACCTCAATGGAAAACAAGTGAATGATCATGTTAGAGATTCTTTAAAACATTTATTATTTTATTTTAAATATCGAAAGGATAAATAATATGGATTTTAAAAAGCTTAGTGATTTACCAAATCTAAATGTTATATTTGAAAAAATGAATACTTCTAAAGAAAAAATAGACACTGCATTCGTTGGTGAAGTTGTATTTGAAGCAATTGATCAATTAATTGTTGAAAATAGAGACAAATTTCACATCTGTGATAACGATGCAATGAATTTAGCTATATCTTTAATCACTTCTATATTTATGACTTGTTTAGCATATCCGTTAGGAGATGATAAAGAAAAATTAAAAGAGCTTGTAAAAGATTGTGGTATTCCGATTGAAGCTTTTACAAAACGTTCAGAAAAACTTAAAAAACATAAGGAGTTTGATGCATAATATGGCAAATAAGAAAACAATTAAGAAAAGACGATTACAGCGTTTAAAACAATTATTGTATTTATACAATACCGAACCTGGTGATTTAACCAATGAAGAACTCCGTGAACTTAAAGAAGCTGGGTATATCAGTACTGAAGAACGCCCGTGACGTCATATTTCTCATATTATGCATTCCTTTTATGCTCATATTAAGTGTATTTTTAGGTTTATTTTTAATTATTGTAACATTTATAGATTGTCTAGTTAGTATTTGGCAATCGTTTAAAGAAGGAGAAGTAAGTTATTATGACTGATTTAGAAATGTTTAATCTACAAGATAATGCTAAATTATCTACATTACATTTTGACAATGAAGATGATTGGTTAGAACTTCGTACCAAAGGTATTGGAGGTAGCGATATTGGAGCTTTAATGGGCTTAAATAAATATTCTTCACCGTTAAAAGTGTATAAACAAAAAGTTGAAGGCTATCGTGAAGACATGTCTAACAATGCCAATGTTAAAAAAGGTAAAGAATTAGAAGATGTAATTCTTAAAAACCACGTTATTCCATTAGTATCATCTAAAGGATACGTAGTTGGTAAGCCTGATTTTATGATTATGAATTCAGATATGCCATACCTTAGAGCAAATGTTGACGGTATTGCATACAGACCAGGAACACCATCTGAGAAAAATGTTATTATTGAAATCAAATGGGTTAGTGAATGGGCTGAGGTGAATTGGAACGGACCAGAGTTTAATGGTGTTCCTTCTAGTTACTATGCACAAGTTCAACTTTATATGGCTGTTACAGGCTGTAAAGGTGCATTAATCTGTGCATTATTTGATAAAGATTGGGAATTTAAAACATTTTGGATTCCAAGAGATGAAATGTTTATTCTTAAATTAAAGTCAGTTGCTAAAAAGTTTTATGAATATAACATGACTATGAAGATTCCACCAATGTTATCTACCGAAATTGATAAAGAAGAAGTGGTTAAAGTTATTAAATCTGCTCCAGTTCCAACTACACCAAGTGCAGAAATGTCTACATATGTTGATGAATATTTAGAAATTTCTAAGAAGATTAAAGAACTTGAACGTGAAAAAGCTGCTAAAAATGATTTAATTTTAGAAGGATATAAAAATGGATTATATCCAGACAATCCTGATCATAAGATTAAATTATCTACAGTCACTACACATCGCTTTAATTCAACTAAATTTAAAGAAGAAAATGCTTCTTTATATGAACAATATTGTGAGGATAGTGAATCGTCAAGATTTACTATTAAATAATATGATTGATGTTAAAGATTTATATGCACAGTGTGTAATTCCTGAATTCGCAAGATTTAAGGAAATTATTTTACCTAATAAGATTTTAGAAGAAATCGATGTAGCCTCGGAAAAGTTAGCTAAAGATAAATTAACCGAAACTCAATATAGAAAAGACGGAGCATCCTTAAAAACCCGTTTTAAGACAGGTTTTAAAGGAGAAGCTGCTCTTGAACTTCTATTAGGTATTAAAATCATGGATTTAAGTTCTGGATTTTCTACAGATTATGATCATCCAGATGTTCCAAATTATCTATTAGGAATTAAAACTGTTAGGTATGGAAACTTCCCAGTTATTCCTAAAACTAATAAGTATGCTCAAATCATCTGTATTGTAGATCCTAATGTGGACTCAAAAGTTTATATTTGTGGAATTGCAGATGTTCATACATTGGATACTTATCAAAGTGATTACTTAATTGTAGATCCAAATCTACGAGATAAAGGAACTAAAACAGGTTTTTATGGATTTAAATGTCTTAAGACAGTTAAAGAATTAAAAGATCTAGATGTATTTAAAAAATAATTAAAAGCTTAGTAGAAATACTAAGCTTTTTTTATTGATAAGGTAGCCTTTGTAGCTACTTTTTAAAATCTGGTTGGAACACACTTGGTAAGAAATCAGACATTTGCCATTGATTATGAGCTACTTTACCTGGTGTTCTTAAATACGTATTTATAAACCTTTCATAAGGATTTAATTGATGGAACATGTATGCTAAATCACTAAATTGTGCGTCTCCTGCTTTAATGTTCTTTTCGTATTGGTTAGTAGAGTATGGCCTATATTTAACATCTTCTCTATGTTGTAGGTGGCGAGTAAGGGGCCTTGCGACCGGATTAGTTCTATATGCAATGTCACTCTTGAAATCGTTGATTGCGTTGAACGCACCGAACATTGAGTTGTAAGGAGATTGTTTGGCAATACCTGTCAAATGTTTGAATTGTTGTCCTACTGGGATGGCACCTCTACCTTTTGCTTCGGCAGTGAATTCATCTTTTGTATCTTTACCGGACCAGATGCCTTCATGGAACGATATTGTGTTATCCACTATTTGCGGTTTGTTGACAAATATATCTGCCCAATAGCCTATGTTTTTAATATAGAATGTTGGGAACGGTAAGATGTATGACGCTTTATTTAAGAGCTCACTAGATTTGTCGTAGTTAAAGTTAGCTGTATTCATAGCATTCATGGCATTGCTTACATCTACTTTAAACTTTTCGTAAAGTTTTGCTTCTTCAGCAGGATTTAAATTAAGAGCTTTTAATAACTCGTCATGGTTGTATCCTTTATGTTTCATTTCATTAAGGACTGTAGCGGATCGCATTAAAGTTTCAACATCGTTGGATCCTTCTAGAATGGTTTTTGAATACCAGTTATTAATCAAGCCTTGATCCGATAATTTATCAAAACCACCTTGAGAGTTGACGTTACCATAAAGTATTCTGTTATGAAGCGATTTGCTGGAATATTCGTTTCTTTGTAGAGCTTTTTTAACTTCGTCTAAATCTCTAATACCATCTACTTTAACCGTAGTACCTTGTTTAAGTTTACTAAATTTATTAAGTCCAATATCTTGATATGAACTTAAGAATAGATAGACTCTAGCAATATCTCTATCTGTTCCTGATGGGAAGTATTCATTAAGATATGTTACAAAAGCAGCACGTGCTTCTGGATTTTTAGAGACTAAATCAGCAGTCATACCAACTTTGTCTGAGGTCCATTTTCTAAAAATGTCGTTTTTCTTAGCAGCATCTGAAGTTAAAAATTCACGGTATTTCACCATAATTTTATCTTCAAAGGCATTATTTAAAGCAATTACTTCACGCATCGATGTAGCAACGTTTGTAAACTCATCTGTAAGAGATGTACCGTATTTTCTAGACATTGTAACAGCCTGTTTAAAATAAGCGTCTTCCATATTGCCGACGATGAATCCAGGATTTGCTAAAGTTCCTAGTTTAAATGGCGTTGTAAAATACTTATTGATAAAAGCACTAATTTTATTGTTGAATCGAACTTCTTTTTTACACGCACTGTCAAGCATGGTTACTGTAAAGTCAGGAACAAGAATAGCATGTTCGTCTTTGAACGCTCTTTCTAAACTTGCTCTATCTTTTCCATATTGTTTAAAACCAATAAGTTTGCCAGTATCGTCGTATTTAGGTGAAATGATGTATAAGTTTTGTAGATTACCGTGGAATTGAGTTCCATCAGCTCCTTTGAAACATCTTTCTAAAGTGTCTACACTGTCAAAATTATCTTTAAGTGTAAAATTCTTAGAAAGGAACATGTCTGTAAACGTTTGTGTGTTAGTGTTGTTAAACATGCCTTTAGTAAATGTAGATGTGTGGATGAGGTCTAAATCATTAGTATAGGCATCTCCATACATGTTAATATTTCCTAAAGTGTGTCTACGATAGTTAATGGTTCCAAAAGTGCCTTTTTTAATAAAGTCACGTCTATCGAATTCAGCAATAATACTTTGAAGTTTTTCTGAGTCTAAATCTAAATTAGAATCGTAAGCTTCCCAATATTTTGTAGCTTCAGGCGTATCAGCACCGACATGTTTGATCCAACCACTGTCCGGTTGAACATGCCCTAATTTTGTAGAAAGATTGCTTGTTACCTCGTTAACACGATTGAAATAGTTATCCAATTCTTCATATTCTTTAGGCATGTCAACATTCATTCCTGGTTTAAAAATCATATCTTGTAAATCTAAGTCTTTCAATTTTAAGACTTGGTCCACAATATTTTTGTTTGCAGTGTTAAACGCATAACCTAGGTGGCGAGTACCGCCGACGTCTTTATCAATTAAAACTAAAACATTATCTCCGGCCTTAGAGTTTACTTTATTAATGTTGCTGATAAGTGTAGCTTTTAAAGAATCATAATGGGCTTTTACAGTCTTTTTTGATAGGTCTAAAGGAATATCGACGTATCCTTTTCTATCTTCAATTAACCAACTTAACATTTGGTCTTTATTGATGATGTTAGTAGTTTTAGAGTCTGAAAGTGTTTGATAGTGTTTAATTTGTTCTTTGGTGAACTTACCTTTAAGAGCTTTGACACGAGTTGTCAATTGTTTGACAGGTTCGTATTCTAGAAGACCATAACGGGTACCAACTTTATTAGCGATAAACTTATCATTTGCAGAAGTAATTTGAGCAAATAAAGATTTTTGTTGTGGTGTTCCATAACGTTTAATATAAGGTTCCCATTTATCTGGTGGCAATCCTCCAAGGCCCCAGTCTTTTATAAATGAACTTAAGGTTTCGTCTAAAGCAGTAGTGTATTTAAAATCTGCTATAGAACGTGGAGTTAATACTGCTGAAGCAAAATCCGCAGGAGGTAATTTAGAATACATTTCTAAAGTACGATTCATTGCTGCGGCTTGTTTCTTTTTAGCAGTATTGTATTGATAAAGAACTAAATCTAAGTTTTCAGGTTTTGTAACCAGGTCTTTAGTAATATCCGTAAGTTTTGGATTTGAAAGTGAAGTTTCATAAACTTTATACGGTTTGTATTGTGTTTTTAAAAGCTCTGTTAAACGAGCATATTCTGTAGGATCTGAATCCTGAAGGGCTGGATTTACTTCAATGCCCCAAGATTTAAGAGTTTGTGCTAAGTGTTTTAAATCTTCTGGATTTTTATCTAATCCGGTAGAGTCAAATACAGTATTAATTTCTTTAGTTAAGTTAAATGATTCATCATTGAAAACAACATCGTCTAAACCGGTACGTTCTGCAAATGTAATATTTTTAAATAGGTCGTCATGAAGACCATACGCTAGGTCCAAGTATGCTCTGCCTTCTTTAGTTTTACTTAAAAGAGATTCATTATTTATAATCGCTGGAATGAACTTATGTTCTAAAACATCGTACATTTCAGAAATTTCTTTGAAATTAAGAGACTTGTAAAATTTTTCACCATTTTTAACACGTCCATGAGCTAAGGAATAGAGATTATCTAAAGTTTCATTAGCATTTTTAAGTTTTAATTCAGGGAAAAGTTTATTAAACACAGAGCGTCTAAATCCGTTTGGAACTTCTGATAGGAATTTAGACATGTGTGAATCAATAATGTCCAATTGTGCAGGAACACTTTCAATATTAATATTAGAGTGTGAAAATACGAATGGGGCCCTAACATGTCCAAATGTAGCAGCACGATTTTCGGCAAATTCTTTTAAAACTTTTTCTTCAGCATAGTCTTCAATAGGTATTCCAAATTCTTTTTCTAATTCTTCGGCATCATCTTCCGTGATTTTTAAATAATCTATTGCAGATTCTCTATCGTTGAATAAATAAAGAGGATCATTGTCTTTTGTTAAATATGAAGCTTCGTTAAAAGGCATGCCTTGCTCTACAAGGTATTGGCGTTTTATTTCTGGAGTGATTTCAACATCTCCAGAATCTATAGAGAACTTTTTATCTTTAATATATTTTTTAAGAACTTCATCTTTATCCATAGCAGTCATAATCTCTTTTGAAGCACGGTCTCGCCAAGCTTGTTGAGATTCATTAAAACTTGTCACTGCTTTTTGACGTTTAGTTTCTATGTCTGCTAATTGTTGTTGATATTTAACTACATCTTCTGGAAGAGTTGCTTGTTCTTTAATGTTTTCATAGATTTTATATATCTCAGGATCATCAACAGGATTAATGTTGTATGTGTATGCAACATCATCGGCCATCTTTGTTAAAGTGTCATTCATTGTGAAGTCAGCTGTAGCAGAATTGTATTGTGTAGGATCTGTACCTTCTTTAGTGTACATATTCCAAGAATGATCGACTAAATCTTCTGGACTGTTTGCGGCTAGTTTATCAGCGATTTGGGTATAAAATTTACCGATGTTGTGTTTGAGTCCTGGAAGAGCCATATTGCCCGCTACATTAGCCATTAAATCGTCATAACCGTTTAAAATATCGCCCATTTGACCAACAGGCGTACGTTTATCTAAGTTTTTAAGAATTTGATACTCTTTAGAAAGTTTTCCACCGTTAAGACGGGACAATTGTCCACCCATAATTCCAGGGTCGGTGGCGAGATCAATAGTTGTTCCTGCTACTTTATCTCCCAAAGATTGGAAATCAGATTCGTCTAAAGGTGTTTGAGTGCCAGCTAATTTGGCCATGGCATTGCCCATAGCCGCCATAAGCTTGGTTCCTTCGTAATTGTAATCATTTACAAAGATATTTTTAATAGGATTTTGAGGAGCTTGGTTGTTTCCACCAGTGTATTGACCTAAGGCATTGACACCTTCTGTCAAACCACCGAGAATGAAATCATCAGCCTTATCCATTGAACGACCGAACGTCCCAAGAATTCCCATTCCTGGACCAAGGATTCCTTTTTTACCGGTTAATGCATTTTCCCACATCTGTCCATATCCGGACATTGTTCCTAAGATGCGTCCAGGAAGACTGTTTCCGTATAAGGAATCATAATATGCACGAACTTCAGCATTAAAAAGTGGATCAAAGATATCGTCCACATAAGGTTGTTCTACATAATTAGTGCCGTTTAATGGTGCAAAAAATTTAGAAATTGCCATAATTGCCTCTGTTGTTAATAGCTTGTGCTAAAAGTTCTCCAAAATAATCATCATCTCCCATAGAGTTCATTTCATTTTGAAGACCTCCAATAATGTCTTCATTTGGATTTGTTATTGGATTGAAAAGACCCATATCCATTGCATCCGGATAGGTATCGTATGGATCTGTTAAATCAGTATAAGCTTGCGACACTTTCATTTGTTCCGGATAAGACAATCCTTTAAGTGTAGCAAAGAGTTTTTCTAATGTAGGATTCATAGTTAAATACCTCTAGAAAATTATAACTTATTTATTTAAAAAGAAAAAGACCTAAGTCTAGGTCTTATTTGTATGGGTCTTGTTTTACTAATACTGAGAATAAATCGTTAAGTCCTATTTTAGCATTTTCTCGTCTTGCTAATTCGTTAGCTTTCATATCTCGTGCAACAGGGCTATTGAGTTGTTCTAGCTCGTTCCATTCCCAGTCTAATGGAGACATTCCAGTACTTGGATTTACTATTTGTTCATCAGTAGGAAGTCCTTTAGCGATCATAGATGCTGCAGCGTTTGTTGCATTAGGCTCTAAAAGACTTGCTAATCCTGGAAATTTTTGCATTTGCTCTGCTTGGCCTACTAAGTTGACACCAGATGTAAAATCTGAAGGAAAGTCTGCTTCAGTAACACCATCAGAAATGTTTAAATGTTTACCGATGTTATTGTTTAAGACTTCTAGTGCTGAATTCGTAGGAAGGCCAATATCAGTTTGTCGATTGAAACTTTGTTCTAAGAGTCCAGGATCGTAACCTCTGCTTAAAGCTTCTTCTATAGCAGGGGCTGCAGTGGGACCGTGAACAGTTCCTTTAAGAGCTGCAATAATTTGAGGAGCACTGTGTAAAGCCATCATTAAGATTTTTGGATCGATAGCCATGTCAACTATCTCCTTTGCATCATTGCAATAGGATTTCCAGCGTTAGGAATTCCTTGAGCTTGTTCCATCTCTTTACGAGCTCTTAATTTATCGAATAAGGAACCTAATGCTCCACCGCCCATGGTCATAATAGCTTGTAAGTATGGATTGCCTTGAGCAAGAGCATGTGCTCCTAAACCTCCAAGTGCTAAACCACCGAGTTGTCCACCGAATTTGTTATTGTCAGTGAGACCACCGATGTTGCTGGCACCTAAACCAACAAGGCCTGCTGTTTTAAATGGATGTGCTTTAGCAGCACCTAAAGCTAAAGATCCTAAATTGCCTGCAGAAAGAGTATTTCCAGTAGCATTTAATGCAGATCCTAAGTCCACTGCATTCATATCTGGACCGGCTTGACTTGCTAGGTTTTCTACAACATCTTGTCCAAAACCTGCTTTTTTAAGAAAATCACCTTGTCCTTGGCCTGGCATAGAATTGTACATTTGGTTGGCCATTGCCATGATTCTAGGATTTTGCATTAATTTTTGGAATAATTCTGAAATTTGATTTGCCATAAGTTATTCCTCCTACCAAAGTTGATTGAAGTATCTGGATTGCAATCCTGCACCGTAGAGTCCTTGAGGACGTCTCATCATGTTGTATTCCTGTTCTGCAGCATTAAGCCTGTCATAAAGAGCTTGAAGCTTAGCTTGAGCTTCTTCAGTACCTTGGGTATATCCTTCAGTACCTTTATTAACTGCAGTACCAATACCTTGAATGAGAGCTCCTGGAACACCACCGGTAGCGAATCCTAACACTGCATTTTTAGCAATGTCAGGTAAGCCTCTACCTACACCGGACATAATGTTGTCCATGTCGTTTTTAGCTGTTCCAGAACGAGCTTGTCTTAAAAGTTTCTTTTGAGAAATGTCTAAAGCTGACATGGCCATTGGATTTGCAGCTGCAGACATTTTAATATCTTTAATAGTATTGTTGTAATCGGAATCTGCATTACCAGCAGCGTTTAGATTACCAATAGCTTTTCCACCTTGGTAGATAGCTCCACCAATGTTTGCAAGTTTGCCAATACCGTCAATACCAGCACCTTTGGTCCATAAATCAGTTCCGGTTTGTCCTTTATAGGCATTGTTTAAACTGCCAAACATTCCTTTAAGACTGAAGTTAGGGTTGCCGATGAAGTTTCTAAACTTGCCTAAGCCACCGCCTAAACCTCCACCTATACGAGATCCTAAGGTACTAAATCCTGTAGCACCGAAACCACTTGGTTGAGATGCTCCAGAAAAAAGTCCTCCTGGATTATTGTTTATCCAGCTAGTGTAAGGACGTCCATTATCCCAATTTGTAACAGGATGTAACATGTAGTCTGGGTAATCGATAAATCGTCCCAGTTCTTGATCATAAACTATAGCCATATTCAAATCCTCCTATAGGTTATATGTTGATTTTTTACTAGTGCCATTTCTATATTGACTGTTTCTATAGAAATCGGCCCATGGAGAGTCACTTGCCCAAGAGTTGAGACGCTTCTCCCATTGGTCCATTGCTTGGTTATAACGCATTTGTGCTTCATTTGCAGCACCTAATCTAGCATTACGTTGACGTTCGTAAGTGCCTCTAATTAAGTTAGCTTTTTGATTGTCGTAATTAGTTAATGCGGTATTGTACTCTGAACGAATACCTGTTTGAGCATTTCTATAATTAAGCAATTGTTGTGCTAATGCATTTGAGGTGTTGAGAGCTTGTTGTGCAGAACTTGCTTGCAATCCAAGCTGTGTATTAATATTTGACACTAAACGTTGAGCAGCACTGGCTCCTCTAGTAATAGCGTTTCTTTGTTGACGTTCTAATTCATAACGTGTGGATCCTGCTAAAGCTTGACGAGACATTGCATCATTAGTTAATAATTGATTTCTATAATCAAGATATGCTGCTCTATTTTCATCTAAAGCTCTATTTAGCATTTCTTCAGTTCTTGCTAATCCATTGTCGTAAAGTTGTTGGACTGCTGCGTTTTCTTGATTGATAGCAAAGTCTGCATTGTTGTAAACTGCATCCCAATCAACTTCAGCAGGCATATCACCAACTTCTTCACGCCACTTAAGATAATCTTGGTAGTCTCTAAGGAAAGCTTGATCATCAATTGAATCGTGTTTCCACATCCACCAACCTTTTTCATCTGTGTAGTAGTCATAGAGAGCTTCTAATTCATTGTTTGTAAACCCTGAAAGATCGTCTCTATTTACATTATTAATAATGTTTTGCCACTTTTTATTTTCTTGAACTTCGTTAATTTTATTTCCAAAGCTATACCATCCCATGGTTAATAAGTCTGCAAGACCTGTTTTGATACCGGTACCAACATCGCCTGTACGAATACCTTCAGCGATACCGCTACCGATTCCCATAGGAAGTCCACCACCTAAACCTGCCGGGCCTCCCCATCCAAAAATATTAGATGCAGTGTTTGCACCGCTACCGCCATAATATCTATCAGTACTGTCTGTAGCTCCGGATAGGTAATTTACAGCATTATCTCTGACCGTTTTATTAATTTGTGCACCATTAGATTTACCAATAGCAGCACCGCCTGCAGCTAATGCGGCGGCAAGTAATGCGATTAAAAATGCCATATTTATTTGTCTCCTTTCTTAGCTCTAGCTTCTTTAATGAGACCGAGAGCTCCTGAAATGAGATCGCTGTAATCTTCTTCACCTTTTTTCTTAGACTTCCATTGAGGAAGTGGGTTTAAAGGTATTGCAACAATTTGAGAAATACCGATTACCATAAGGCAGAAAATAATTTGATCTAAAACACCTCGCAAATAATAACAAATGACTATTGCGATTACGATAGGAATAATTTTATTTTTAATACCAACCAAACATTGTTTAGCTAACGAATATTTTTTAGAATACGCATCGATTACTTCTTTTAAAATGGATATAGCAGTAAATCCAATTAATACACAAGAAACGATTCCCCAACCATTTAATGCAATGTAACTGGATACGACGTTACCCATCTCATCCGTAACTTCAGAATATCCACCTTTGTCAAACAAGCCAAATTTAATGGCAAAAGTGGCAATAGGAGCACCTAGTCCTGTTGCCAACCATCCAAGCATTCTTGCCCAGAATATTAATAAACCTTTACGAGCTTCCTTTTGTTCAAGCTCTTCAGGAGATGGTTCTTCAGTTTCTGAAGTTTGTTTTACAATTTCTTCTGCCATAAGTTTGTACCTTAATATGATTATAAACTAATCATCCTTTTTTGACAATGTCTGTTCAATTTGAGCAGACTCTTGTTTGTGGTCCTCAAGATATTCTTGTTTAGCAAGTTCTTGTTCATCTATTGGAACAAAAGTTTTGTCTTCTAGATAGAGTGTGTGGACCGTTACTCTTAAACGAATATACTCTGCTTCAATATCGTTAGATTGACATCCAACCATATATCCTAAGAAAGATGAGCTGATTAGTGCGAACATTCTCGATACGAATGTGACCCATAATTGAGCCTTATCATCTCCAGCCCCTTCAGTCATATCTTTAGCAAGAGCTGCAATCACCACAGCAAACATAAGAGTTAGTACAATTTTACTAATAAGAGATAACGATAAGTTATAAGTTTTCTTTGCATTTTCATTACCACTTTGTTCAGAAATTGTTCTATCGCTACCTAGTGATTTAGCAGTTAAGTAATATTGAGGTTCTACTAAATGAATACGCTTAACACCGTCTTTAAGATCTAAAATTTTTCTAATTTGACGATCGTTAAGCTTACTGTAGTAGTGAGGCTTATCTTCCCCTGGAAGATTTTTAATGATTGAAATTGTGTTTAATTGAATAAGCTCTTCATCTTCAAGCATTAGAACAGTGTAGTCAGTGATTCCAACTTTACGAAGTTCACGTTCTTTAATAGCTTGGATATCTTGAGGTTGTAATACTCGTTTAACCCATTGAGAGAATTGTGTAAATTTATTTTTTAATAAATCTTTACTGTTTTTAAATTCCACTTTAGCTTTAGCAAGTTCACTCATTTCTTTTTGAGCATTACCTGCTTGACCTATAAATAAAGTTGCAATGGTGGCGAAGATTGTAATTGCGACAATGATAAGTTCATCTGTCCAGAATTTAGCAGTACCGAGTTTTTCTTTAGTAATGATAAATGGTACAAATGATGAAATTGCAATGAACACTATTGCAATTAACATCGCAAGAACACCTAAGATGATCTTTTTATTAAAAAGCTTAGTTAATGATTCTTGTGTAGGCTTTTTCATAGTTTTTTATACCTTTCTCGTAATAGAACAATTGCAGTTACTACTGCAAAGATTCCTATTCCCATATATAGAAGGATGGCATATTTACTGCCGAACCATTGTGCGACGGATAACCACCCGTCTGTTAATCCGTATGCTAAGATGAAACTAGCTATTCCAACGACTAAGAATGCCGCAATGCTGAGAATGAATATGCTAGATTTAGACAATCTGTGGCGTTTAAATTGATGTGCCATCGTAGTGGTCTTCTACTACTTTAACGTCTTTAGCAATTTTAGCTACAATTTGCTTTGCTTCTGCAACGGCCTCTGTTCTAGCTTTTGCTTCAGACTTAATAGTTGATTTAAGACTCTCAGCTAATCTTTCAACTTCTTCTTTAGAAGATGCGGATTTTAATAAATCAATTAATGCTAACGTGTCATCCGTGGCATGTGATTTGGATAAGATTAATCCGCTAATGATCTTATCATATTTAGATGAAATGTCTTCAATAGTAGGTATCATAACTTGATCTACAATTAAAGCGACTTTATTGTCAACTGCAGTTTCAAAATTATCTATACGTTTCATTACACCGTTTTCAACATCTTGAACAGTTTTAGATTTAAATTTCTTGTTACGGAATAGTGAGAAACCACCGAACAAGATAGAAATTGTGGCAATGATGTAATAGATAAGTTTCATGACGTTTTCTGGATTTTTAAGCATTAAAGAATAGTCTCCATCTCTTGCAGCCATGATCATGCCAGCATAGTCGTCTGAATACACTGTCTTAATTAAAATTACATTTTCGACAGTAGGATCGAATGATTCATAATACATAGATTTTGGAAGCCATTTATCATTAATCTTAACGCCGTCGATATAATCGGTGCTTGGATTATCATAAATTTCATATCCTAGAAGTTTATCAAATGTGAATTGGAGATCTACTAAATTTGTAGTTTCCGTATCCTCACGTTCTACAGGTGTAATTTGGACAATACTTTCTTTAGTGTAAACACTATCAGATGTAAATTTTACCTGCGGCTCTACTAACATTGCGGTGGCGAGAGCAGCCATCATGATTGGAACAAACATAGTATTACCTCCTTATTCCATAGTTTTAGCAATTGCTTTTATTGCTTCTTCTGTTAATTCTACATGATTAATCAGAATGTTGACAGTATCTGTTAAAATATTAACATGGTTAATAAGTTTATCAAATTCTTTTTTAGAAAGTGTAACCTGATTTACAGATATTTGTGAAACCAGTGGTTGAATGTGTTGTAACTTTTTCATAGACAATACCTCGTGTATTAATTATAAACAGGACCGATGTGTTGTAAAATCCACCAAGAACGCATACTGCCGGAAGTATTTCCAGTATGTATACATAGATGTTTTCCAGTAGGAATGTCTACGACAATATCGTTGGTTTCAACAATCCACTGTACACCACTACTGTGTACGGTATATATTCTAATAGAAGCAGATTTGTTATAATCAAAAGCTAAAACTTCTATTCCAACAATCCCGTTGTTATATGCATTCGATCCTATTACAGAAGACGATACTCTTGTAAGGTTTGTCAAATCCGTAGGACTGCTGGTATTGTCTACATAATAAAGGAATGCTGCATCCGTTGCGTTTATTGCTTGTCCTACCATTGATGTGCCGTAGGCAATACGTGAAAGTTTATCAAAAAATCCCAAAGTATATGCTGTCATACGTCCTGTTTTTGGAAGATGAATAGCATGCCACTGTCCTACATCGTAACTGCCGACATATCCGTACGCCTCAGGACACCCTCTAGGCATAGTTACAGTAGCCCAAACAGGACTGTTAGAACTACCCATCTTTAGAAATTGACCAGAAGTTCCTTTTGCAAGTTTTGTAGGCGATCCGTCACTTCCTCCAATAATTAAGTCACCTTGAGTGTCCATTGGATTGTGTACGACGTCAGCTAAAGCTTGTTCTACATCTGCAAAGCTATCAATAAATGTTCCATCTTTAATTGCAGCAATTGCATCAGCATTTGCTTTACCTTTATTACCAGCATACGCTGTAGAAGATGTTTCACCGAGTGCTAGTGATTTAGAAATTTCTACTAAATTAGATCCTGACCAACGGTATGTCTTAAAGTCAGACTTTCCAACATATATTTTACCAGTCTCTGGAGCAACTATTTCCATACAAGTTAAATAGTTGTCTCTATATGTAGCAGGATCATCTGCCCAAGCAGCTTCTGGTTCAGCAATTTTGCGTAAAAATGTGTGATAGTATGGACTTGAAGATCCACCGCTTGGCATGTATCCAGCGGCTGCACTGTTATATACTAGATCTCCAATTAATAAAGGAGTAGATTGTGTTCCAGTAACAGCATCTTTATACCAGAATTCTCCAGAAACATCTTTAACAAGATCGATAACATCATCAACGTATGATGGAAGTTGAGATGCTGGAACTTGTCCACTATTATCTAACTCAGCAACACCTCCAGCTACACCTTTTGCAGATGTAGGAATCAGTCCGGTTAAATCAATTTCAGCCACATTATTTGTGACTACAGAAGTTCCATTTACTGTAACGTCTGTGATTGTACCGCCACCGCCACCGCCGCTACTAATTGCAACATAGGTTGATCCGGTCCATCTGTAAAGACTGTTGTCATCCTCTGTAATGTATAAAGTGTTTGCAGAACCTACTGCTGGAAGATTTAAGAAAGAAGCTACTTCTAAAATAGCACCTTTGTAACCGGCTATGGTGTTCCACTGTCCGTTTTTATAAATTTTAATCATAATAGAATCCTCCTATGCAGTACGTTTCCATGCATATACTGTTAAATAAGGCGGCATGGTAGGAACTGGTGTAATCGTACTAACATCTTGACCTGCATTACTTGTAGTAGATGTGTAGTTCATAGATACTGTGTGTTTGTGAGATGCTGTATAAAGAGCACCACCAGACGAAGCTTGGTAAGTTGTTGATATTTTATAATGTCCTGAGTATCCATCACCAGTTGAAACAACAGCATCTGAATAAAATATATCGCCGTCTAAGTTGAGTTCAATACGTGCTCTTTTATTATTAGTGTCAAAATCTCCCGTAACTGCAAAGTCATGAGCATGTTCTGGTAGATTGTCTGTAGTTAAAGTGTATTCTGCATAACCGCCAGTAACTCCAGCTTGATATGTATCTCCAGCTGTAAGTAAAAATTTATCTTTGATTTGTTCCCACGTTCCGCCTAAAAATGTAGCTGGTGAAACGTTATTGGTAGAAAGATAAATGCTTCCAATCGGATATATAAAGTTTAAAAGTTCAGAAAGATTTAAACCGATTTTAGCTGTATTTTGATTAACAGAAACACCACGTTCACCTTCATATTGAATAGTGTTATCTGCAGAGTCTTTAACCCAAATATCATTATCTTGTGGATTTTCAGGCTCTGTAAGACTATAAGTCACTTTGTTCTGTTTTCCAGCAACTAAAGTTGGAATGGTGTTAATAAGTTCTACGGTAGCTCCAGAATTAATTGCTGCCCATTGAGCTGCGGTAAATGAAGAGTTGTTAACTGTAAACTCAAATGCCCAAACAGTACCGTATTTGTATCTGTCAATACGAGTGTATGCAGATGGAGTGGCTCCTGGTACAGGATATCCAACGTTACAGTAGTCATTAATGTCAAAAGACACAGAATGTTCGGTTAAATATGAAGCGATTGCAGCTGAAATTTGTTGTTCAGTGGCTTCTGAAGTAAGTCCTAAGTCATCAACAATGTTTAAAGTTCCTCTAAACGTAGCTGTATTTGTAGCAATAGAACTGTTAACAAATTCTTTATCTGCTAATTGGTTTGTATCGCTAGCTTGATTAGGAACTTTACCTTCTAAAGTAGCAATTCTTTCTTCGTTAGCGTTATAAAGACCGTGATATTCATTAACTTGTGTAGCATTTTCAGAGTCTACATAATCTTTAGAAGTGGCATCATTATCAGCGGTTGGTGTTACAGGAACACTAATAGAGCCTGTTTCAGTACGTTTTACAATAGCATTTGGTGAAGACCCTGCATCTACTGCATATTCAGTTTGAGTAGTGCCTTCATGTGCATATACATGATTTCCAAGTGTCGTAATTTTATCAACTTTTAAAGCATTTTCAGCTCTAGATGCTTTATCATCGTCTAAGGTGGCGAGATCTGTTTGTGCTTCTTCAATTGCTGCAGTTACCTTTTCAAGAACAGTGGCAAGAGTTTCTTCCATAGATGTAGCGTCTGAAAATGCGTTAAAAATATCAGATTGTTGCCCAATGACTTCTAACACAACGTTCCAATCTTGAATAGTAATGTTATTAGATTTAAAAGTACGTTTTAAAGCTTCTAAAGCTTTAGAAGTTGTTCCATATTTTTTAAGATTAACAATAAATTCAGGAATGGCTTGTTCTAATATGTCTAATTGTGTGCGTGTCATATTATAAACTCCTTTCTATGCTGTACGTCTCCATACTTTAATGGTGATGTATGGAGGTAAGTTTCTATTTGTTAAACTTTCATCAACACCTTCGTAGCTTGTGTTGTGTGCTGGAATATCAAATTTGTGGTAATGGCTTCCTGCAGAAGCAGTTGTTACAGTATATGTAATTTTACCACCTTGATCACGATTAGCACTACGTGCACAGTTATCTTTACTGGTATCATGTGCAGTGCAGGTGAGGCTAACAGAGTGTGTGTGACTTCCGTTGAGCTCGGTACATTCATCTTCAATTTTGGAAACAGAATGTCTGTGGGACGGTAGAATCAAATCTGCAAAACCACCAGAAGTTTGTATTGCGTATGTTTTATCTGTTCCAGAAGTAGTTCCTGCTGCCATTAAGAAACGTCCTTCAATACGTTCCCATTGCATGTTAAGCCCATAAACATTTCCAGGATCTAAAGCAGCATTTGGATTGCTTACATCTTCATAACAACAGAATAAAGATCCGATAGGATGTAAAGTTTCGATAATACGTTTCATTAAAGGGTTAACGTTAAATGTTAGTACAGCATCTCCTTGTTTTTCTAAATAACCATTTATATCATTAACAACAATGGCTTTTTGAAAATTATATGGAGTAACTCCATCAGCATCTAAAACATTAGTTGCTAAAGTTTTAGGATATAGATTTACTGTAGGGTCAATTGCATCTCCTGCAGTATTTAACGGATGCATTGTAATAGTTTTATTGGTTGCCATATAAGGTCCTCCTATTGCTTTTTAGGCAATATTCTATATCTAGAATCTAAAGAATAGAATTTAAAACGTGTTATAGAATTACCGGAAAGGTAATGTCTAATTGTTTTACCTCTTCCAGAATATTTTACAATTAATTGTCTCATAATACCATTGTAATTTATACCTGAGACGGTTGCGAAAGTGGTTCCTAACGTTCCTTTTTGATCGGAAGACACTTTCCATAACGCACTGTCGGTATTAGCATCGATGTGAATCGTTGGAGATTCTCCATCGGTTTCAATGTCTAATGTAACAGGGAACACGTCTTTCAACTGTAATGTTCCAAAAATCATTTTTGTTTCTAAAAACTGTTTATCTAAAGTATAGTTTGACGATTTTTGTCCAAAATCAATTATAAATGGAATTTGTGTAAATAATGTTTTGAAATCGTTAACACTATTTGAGTGTTGATGTTCAATAACAAATTGATTAATTTCAGCTAATGTATATTTATGATAATCTGCAAACGGTAACTGTTGATATAAATGTAATAATGATTCATGGTTAATAATGTCATCTTTTACTTCATCAGCAAACACTACAATATGTAAATGTTCTAAGTTTTCATCATCAGTATACCCAAGATCGATGGCAGATTCTTCTTGACCCGGAGAAACTCCTGCTTGATTAATTGCATATCCTAAACCTAACCAAGTTGTTTTATAAATATAATTAGCATAAATGATTTGAACATCTTGATTGAAATAACATAGTCCTAAAGAGGTTCTTAAATATGATTCTGTAATTGAAAGATCTTCAACATCTAAAAGGTGTACTGGATATTTAAGAATAGTCCATGTTTTTGAAACATAATTATATTTTAAACAATATGTAACATCTAAAGTACTGTTACCATTTTCTAAATCGTAATTAGTTGGAATGAAAATATAGTAATATTTTGCATCTGAATACTTAAAGTTATGTGTTTCTAAACAATAAATTTGTAAATCAGATAAGAATGTTAAGATATCTTCACTAATGTATTTAATGTTTAAAATAGAATCGTCTGAAGAATATGGATTAGGGGCTAGACTGTAGATTTTTTCTTTATTTTTAAAATAAATGTTGTTTAAAATAACAGTTGCAGTATCTGCATCTACTGCAGAAAGTCCGATGTTTGTTGAAATAACTTTTAAAGAGTATGAATTGTTTACAAGATCGTATTTTGCTAAATAGATGCTTATTTCTGTAAAGATTACGATGTAAGATCTCCATTTTAAAATTTTAGTAACATTAGTTCCTAAAAGAATTGTATTTGTTATTTTAAAAATTAAGGAATCAAGTCCACTTACGTATACATATCCTTTATAATTACTTAAAAGTTGTTCGTCGTAAAAAGAAAGAGTTCCTTTAAATAAATTTTCATGCATATCTAAAAGATTAGATCCTACAGGTGTTAAATTTTCTGAATAGTTAAATGAGAAATATCCTGTTGAAGATACTAAATATGTAGATGTTGTTTTAATAGGTTCTGTAATGTGTTTAACTAAAATTGAAATTGCAGCGATTTTAGCAGGAGAATCTGAACTAGTACTACAACATGCAACGGTTATAACATCTGAGTCTTCTGCCTTTTTTCTTTCGTCATCAACATTAGCCCCATGGTATAAAAATGTTCCTTGGGTAGTAGCTGTAAGAGTTTGACATTCAAAATTAGAAATGTCTTCTTCAACAATAGCCGACCCAAATCGACAACCAATAGTCGAACTAGCATAAAGAGTGTTGCTGTCACTATCTGTTTCTGAAGTCCCTAATGTAACTTTAACGCCGTAAATTTTATATTCTTTATTACTGCACGATATTACAACACTGTTACCACACATATTATTGTTTCCATTGTGAAGGATTAAAGTATTGCTTGCTCCAATTTCTGGGGCTGCAGGAGTATAGTTATTGGTATTTGCAACGATAGCTTCAGATAGTGCTTCAGCAGATTTAAAAGTTGCAAACCCTTTCTCAAAGTCATCTGAATATGGTTTAGAAGATTCGTCACTTGGATCAGGTGCTGGATGAAGTGTTCCTGCTTTAATGTAGAAGTCATCTTCACCTTGTTTTAAATATAAATCACAATCTGTTGTTACTGCAGACGCTGTACTAATTTCATCTTCAATATAACATATAAAATCAGCACCCTCTACAGTGACAGTTACTTTAGAGTTAAACGTACGTTTACCATCGTCAGAGTTTCCAGCACAGTTGTAAGATCTGTAGATTGCAACATTGTTTTCAAAAATAGTCTCTTCAGAAGCTCCTGTATTTTGAAAATTATTTTTCATGTATTCATAAAGTGTAATGTTACTAAGCTCATCTTCAACTTTTGGATATTTTTTATCAGTGTCAACATATACTTGAAATCTAAAAAGATATGAAAGTTGGTTAGATGTTAGTTTTAAGACATCCGGACGATTGTCAATAATATCAGTTTCAGAAGCATTCGGATTAAAGTATACTAAATCTTTAGACACAATATAGTCTGCAGACTTAGTTAAAGATTCGTCTTCTGTTAAATTTTCAAAGCCTTCTGCAGTAATGTCTGAAACGTTTTTAGTAACAACCATTCCTTTTGCTTCAAATTGTTTAAGGAACTGTGGTACTGGTTTCCAATCTATACCGCCGTTAGTAGAATATTCCCATACGCAATAAAATTTTAAAGCAGAGTCATCAATATACCTCATGGTGGATATGAATGCTTTAAGATAAATATTATCGTTGCTGTATTGAACGGTATTTAAAGATTCTATTAATTTAATCTTAGGATTATTAGCTTCTGTTAAAGCATATACTGGATACGTAGCAATATTTAAATCACTTTTAACAACATATGCCAAGATCTTAGTAGTAGCATTAGATCCATAATTGTATAAGTCTCTAATAGCTAATGGATTGTCTAGAAGTAAATTAAATTCTAAAGATTCTGGATTTGTAGCATCTGTGGCTGAAGTAATCGATCCAATTTCTGGAGAAATAAGTTCAACAATCCAAGTATCTTCTAAATCAGGATCTTTATAAATCTTAAGCAATCTATATAGAAGATTTCCATATTTCAAGTAATTATCGTCGTATAAAATACTAGGATATGGAGATACAAAAGCATCTAATTTAGCACGATCGATACGTACACTAATTAATGTGGAGTCTTGAGAATGGGCATGCTTATAGTATGTTTCTATAAAAGATAAGTTAGACATTTCATTAGTGATTGGAATGTCAAACTTTTTAAAAGTTTTATCGTAATATCTAAAAAGAACGTTTAAAACTTTCTCACTGGATATAATTTGTGTAGTATTAAATAAATCACTCCATTTGTTAAAAACAGTAGCATCATCATAAAGATAAAATGCTGTTGCAGCTAATTTATCTTTTAAAATAAGAGGGTCTCTTAATATATAAGACCCATCAGTTGCAGCATCAAAATTAATACTACGGGCTACAGACGTTAAATCAACAATTGGAGCAGTGTCTTTAATTGCTCTTGTAACGTTTAAATGGTCCTGGTTTGCAGTATTAACCAAACTTGGGGTAGCCTTATTATTAGCAGTACGTCTAATCATTGAACCCACCTCTATCAAACATGCTTCCGAAACATGGTAAAACATTACGTTCGTGTTTCATCGAATCGTAAATAGCCACAGTCTTAGTAAATACATTTAAATACGGAAGTTTTTCTTTAACAAGATCTTGATAAGCTTCTTTATCTGCAACGGTGGCGAGAACTACTTTATCAGGAACATTGTAGGTATCCTGTAATTGTTGAAAACCTTGAGTAAGTTCTTCAGCAAACGTTTGAGCAGTACCTCCATCTCTAACAGTGTACTTGAAGCAAACATATGGAATTAACCATAAAAGAATCCAGTCGTCTGGAAGGTGTCTGTTTAAATCATAGTTACTTTGATCAACTCTTTCTGATTTTTCCCACATAGCGGCATTACCGTAATGGAACGGTTTCCAGAATTCTTTAACACCATCTCTGTAAAAAACACCTAAAATATCTTTAGCTGGTGTATAAGTATTATTTAAGTTACTCCATACCATAAAAGTTTGCTTGTCTAAATCATAATAAATTTTAACACTTGAAGGTAATGTGTTTTCAGGAGTTTTGACAAAAATATTACTTCCTTCTGTCGTTGCAGGGTCTTCTAATTCGGTTAATAAAATATAAATAATCTTATCCCACTCTTCGGTTGTATACTTATCTAATTGTTTGGAAAGTGATGGGATAGAAGTGTGTAGTGTAGTGTTTAACTCTGCCATGGCCATATCACAATAAACTAGAACGTCATTAGTGTCTATAGCAGGAAAGTTTAGAGCTGCATTCACATGGTTCATAAATTCTGATAGTGTCATAGTTAAAATCCTCACTGGTATTTTAGCATAAAATAAAAAGACTTGTAAATAATCATTACAAGCCTTTAAGGTTCTTAAGCGTTAATTTCTTTAATGTCAGGTTCTTGATCTGACACTAAACGATCAACTTTAGCTAAACGTTCACGAGCATGGATGGCATGTGTTTCATTAATGTAATATGTTTTACCATCACAAGGAATGGCAACTCGTACTCCATTAACTGTAATTGCTAAGAACGGTCCAAATTGAGATTGGAAGGATTTTGCAATTGAGATTGGAAGTTTCTTTTCTTCCTTAAACGCAAGCATTTTGGATTGGGCTTCCATTAAGCTTGTGCCATCAATGTTTGCACGTTCTGTGAATCCTTGACTACGATTAATGTTGTCTGGTTCTGCAGGACCTGCTTGCTTTGGAGCTTTAATTGCTGTTGCAAGCATTTCAGCTAATTTATTGATACTGTCATCTGATGTAGTTGGAGCTTCGCCTCTAGATTTTAAAGCAGCATTTTCTGCCTTAAGACGTTTGAGTTCTGCATCCATAGCGTGAATTGTGTCGTTAGATGCAACCAATGCTAATTCAAGATCCTTAGAGGAAGCTTTAGAAGCTCCCCCTAATTCACTTTTAGCATCGGAATGCCCTACACTATCACTGCCTATCTCAGATTCAGCAATGACCTTTTTTTCTGAGTCGTTCATAAGTGTATGTATTCCTTTCTAGCTTATTTTAATTTGTTAACGTCACCGTGTTCGACAAATGCTTCACCACTTAAGCCTTTTTCAGAACCGTCGGAAGCAATGATGTCAGAGACTTCGTAAACGATACCGTTTGGTTCGATTTCGATAACTTCAGCAGAAGCTGTACCGGCAAGACCTTTAATGTACCACTTGCTGTCGGTTTCGTAGAATTCAACTTGTTCTTTAAGGAATCTAACAGCTTTGTTAGATTTTAAAGCAAATTGAAGTGTTGGGACATCGCCACGGGCAACTGGTTTCTTACCGGATTCACCAATACGACCACCATTAATTGGCTTGACAAGTTCTGTCATCTTAACAGGTGTAACAGTCACATCTTTACCACGAACTTTGTAGACGCCACCGAATTCTGTAACTTCTTCTGGATGATAGTAGTTACCGCTAGCATCTTTGAAGCCATAGAAGTAATCGGTGAATTCGTTCTTGAAGTCTGGTCTTGCGTGAACGTTGACACGGTATTGGGATGGAATTGACATATAGTCAATAACTGCATCTGGGTTAACAACTTTGTAACCGAGGGAGTCAATTTTCCAACCGATTGATTGTCTTTGGTTCAATGGGTCTTCAGTACCGGCTGAACCAAGTTCTTTCTTAATGAATTGTGGAGCAGTATGTCCTTCAACACCAACTCTGAAGAGAGCTTCTTCACCAATAACTAAGGAGTGGTGAACATTGAGTTTGTCATAGGTAAGACCTGATTTAACATCTGCCCAGGTGAGTTGTGCAACAGAAGATCCGCCATCTTTACCGACGTATGCTTTACCAGCAATCATAATTTCGATTTCTGAAGAATCTGCTAAAACGCCTTCAGATGCGACGACAGTGTATGCACCTGCTGGAATCTTGGTGATTTCACCGGATGCTTCATCTGCTTTTTCACTTAAAGTGATTGTGATGTCAGAAGCTGCGACAACTGTGAATAAGTATTTAACATTACCATCACCATCGATGAAGGTATTGTCAGTTTTAATTGTTTTTGCTTTTTTGAACATTAAGCTGAAGAGATCGATAACGACATCTTGTTCATAAGCTCTGCCTGTACCGGCATAGTGCATAAATTCTTTAACACGTCTATCTGTAATAAGATCGAACATGACAGCACTTGAAACAAGGGCTAAGAAGTTACCACCGCTGTAAGGACGGACCTTTGCAGCTTCTGCACTAAGAACGATTTGACGGAATTCGTCAATTGTTGGTGTACAAGTAGTATCTAAGAATTTAATGTGGTTGACTCTAGCTTTAGATCCGTCAACAACCCAAAGATCTGGATCTTTTTCATCAGGTTGTTTCTTTGGTTGAGCATAGAAGACACTGGCTTCAGCTAAGAGAGCTTCTTGAGCAAGAATGTCTTTTGTCTCTGGAATCTTTAAAGAGAGTTGTCTTGTGTATTCAGAGATTAATGGATCGACGACAGCCCAGTTGACCTTGTCGGTGAATTTCATAACACGACCGTAGGATTTTGTGGAAGCTTTGATAGCGACCATTGAACCCTTATCGGATGCTGGTGGAATACCTTCAACAAGTGGTTGGGTGTGTGCAGCTAATGAAAGCATTCTTTTGAATACAATTTCGTTAGCACCGTTATTAGATGGCATAGTTCTTTCTTGGGCTAAACCATCAAAAACATAATCGCTTTCTGCAAGTTCAATTGTCTTAAGCATAATCTTGCTGTAAACTGCAGCAGGTTGCATGACATTTGCACCTTGGAGAGGAGATTGTGCCGCTGGGGTACGGTAAACCGCAGTGTTATTGATTAATGATAAATCATCCATGGTTTTTAATCCTCCTAACGTTTATTACCATAGTTTGGCATAGCTTGCTTCATGAATTGTTCAACGTAAGCATCTTCCATACGAGAAGCTGCTGCACGATTTCCTTCAGGAATACTAGTGCCACCATAAATCTGAGATGCGTTTGTAGGAGACATTCTTTGCATACGTATACGATATTGCTCTGGGTAGACTGCTCTGAATACGGTTTCCAAGTCTACGTTTGGCATCGCAATATTAATACCTTTGCTAAGTGCTGCATTTCCGAAGGTAACAAGGTCTTGTTCTGAGAGACCGAATTTGTTACCAAAAGTACTGAGTCGGTCGATAAATGCAGTTTCTGCAGCTTTATATTCTTGAGTTCTGAGATAGTTTTCAAGATTTGCCATTCTTTGTTCCATGGCAGCATTAGCATTGGCATTTGGGACTGCGGCCCCACGTCTTTGCATAATTGTAGCTTGAATTCTATCTAAAGAATATCCACGTGCAAGTGCTGCGTTAATAAATGCACGTTCTTGATCAGTATATCCTGTTTGAGGAGCATTTGGTGTTCCTTGAGCAGGTTGATTTCCTAATTTTTGATTAATGGATTGAAGATTTGTCATGATTTGAGCAAGTTGTTCTTGTGTAAGACCGCCTTGATCTAATCCTTTCAAATTTAATCCGCCAGCATTTGGTGTCCCAGCAGGTGTTCCTGTAGCAGGGGCTCCAGTAGCAGGTTGCCCAACAGCAGGTTGACTGCCAGCTGCAGGAGCTGGTGTTCCAGTTGTCGGTTCACCAGTAGCAGGTGTTGCGGCTGGTGCAGGTTGTGGTTGAATGCCTTGAGCTGCCATTTGTTCTT